ATCGCCGCGGCCGGGCCGCGAGGCAGCCAGCCGAACACCTGGGGTCGGATCCGGTAGAGCTCGGTCGAGAGATCGTCTTCTAGCGCCTCGGTGCACCCTCGACCGGCCCAGTCGCGTACGAAGTCGACCCGTACCCGACCATCCGCGAGCATCGCCGCGGCGTACAGGGTGGCGTGCAGTTCGTCGGGTGCGACGTCGAGCACGACGGCCAGTCGCGAGCGCGCGTCGGCCAGGCTGCCCACGTCGAGGCAGTCACGCCAGCCCTGCGGATCTATGGCCGGATTCATCACTTTGACGTTGATACACATATATTCGGTCTTGAATCCGGTCAAAGCCTCGCCACCCGCCGCGACCGCGCGCCGCGCCTTGGCGAGCATGTCGGTCGGGTCAATGCGCCGACCGAGGGTCGGGTTGGCACACGCGTGGGCCCGTGGGTCGAGCGGGTCGGAGAGCTCGGGCGCCGACCACTCCAGTAGCCCAAGCCGCGGGTCACCCTCGCCGGTTTCGATGTATTTGAGCGCATTATCGCGAAGATCGTTTAAGACAATGCTCTCGTCGTCGCCCGCGTTGCTGAGCGCCCATATCTGCGCGTCCGGCACGGCGGTTGTGGCCGGCTCGGACGCGTCCCACGCGGCGTACGTGTGGTGCTGTCGGAGCTCGTCGAGGATGAGTCGGTTGACGGTCAGCGAGCGCCCACCCTCGGCATTGCTTGCGGCGATCTTGTAGCGCGATTCCTCGGTCGTTTCCGACTGTTGCTCGCCGTTTGCCTCTCTTTTCCAGTCGGTTCGGCGCTCCGGGCGCAGTTCGTCGAGCGCGGGCGAGCGCTCGGCCAACTTGACTGCCTTAGTCCAAGATTCTTTCGCGTAGTCGAGCTTGGTCGAGGTGCCGAGGATGAGTGGGGCGGCGTCGACGAATTGCCAGAATAAAGACAATATAACGAGCAATTCGGTCTTTCCGTTCTGTCTTGCCACCAAGATCAGTACGATTCGGAACCGCGGACGCCCATCCGGCAGCAATTCACCCCCATGAATGACCGCGAATTCCTGCCATAGGTCGAGCGGGCGGCGCAGCTTGTCACGGGCGAAGTTGATCACGTCGTACCCGTATGACGTGTTCGGGGTGAGCTCGCGCAGTGGCGGCGTCCAGAGTCGGGGCTCAGTGCTCCCGAGCACGGCTGGCGCGGCTGGCGCGGCGAGCCTTGAGCTCGTCGAGCGGGTTTGCAGCGGGAGCGCCATTCTGACCCCCCTTGGCGCCGCGTCCGGCCGGTGTGAGCCCGAGCGCGGTCAGCGTCGCGAGCAGCTTGGGACCGAGGTCGGATGCGACCGAGTGCTCGCCGAGCGCGTCGGCGATTTTCTCCAGAGCCTCGATCGCTTTGTCTGCTCCGCCGAGCGGGTCGAGCATGGCGAGTTGATCGAGCGCGGCGTGTAATTCCTTCAACATCGGTCGATATTTGGCCGCTATGGCGGCGTTATCGATCAATCCGGCGTACTCGCGGGCCAACTGCACGGCGCCCGCGTCGCGGTGCTCGGGCTTGTTCGCCCGCAGCGCGGCGGCGACCGCGGCGGTCATCGGCGCCCGGGCGGTCACCATCGGGTGGCCGATCGGCCCGGCGGGTCGGGCGTGCGGGTCGGGTCTCCGGTGCGCAGATTGCAGGCCGTGCACACGGCGATCATGTAGTGCGGATTGTTTCCGGTCACCGTTTTGCCACGGGTGTGGTGTACACAGTCGGCCAGCCCGGTGCAGACGCCGGGGATCGCCAGTCGGCACATACCGTCGTGCTCGATCAGGTTAACTCGCAGGATCTCCTCGCGCACGCGGCGGTGCGCGCGGGTCGAGCCGCGACCCCATCCCTTACTCACGGACCCTCCCAACACTCCCATTCTCACCTCGACCGTCCGATTATCGGACGCTAGGCGCTAGTATGCGGACGTGCGGTTTGATCTGCGCAAAACCTTCCGCGGCTTGGCGCCCACGACCATGGTCGCGGCGCCAGCGTCGGCGAAATTCGCGCTGGACATTCCGCCCGAAATGCTGGAGTTTATGACGGGTAGCGATTCGATCGCGCCGCGCGTGTCGCGGGCCGAGGCGCTACAGGTGCCCGCAGTGCTGCGTGCCCGCAACCTGATCGCCAGTGCAGCCACACTGCCGATTCGGGTGCACGGGCCGGACCGACGGGTGTCCACGGCGCCGTGGCTGGTGCCGAACCCCGATCCCGAGATCCCCGCGGTCGTGATGATGGCGCAGACCATCGAGGATCTTCTATTTGAGGGGATCTCGTGGTGGCGAGTGACTGCATTCGCCGCTGGCGTGCCGTGGCCGATGGCGGCGACGCACGTGCCGCACTGGGCGGTGCACGTCGCGCCGGGCTCGGCAATCCGTCCGTCCGAGGCATTGATCGGCCCGGACCAGCCGTTCCCGGCTGACGGGAAGGTCTATATCGACGGCGTACACGTGCCAGACCGCGAGATCATCCGTTTCGACTCGCCCAACCCGCCGCTCTTGACGCACGCGGCGCGGGCGATCCGGACGTGCCTGCTACTCGACAAGGCCGCGGCGCTGGCGTCAAAAGACCCTGTCCCGCTGGGCTACTTCCGCCCGGCCGACCCGCTGGCCGAATCACCGAGCGACCAGGAAATTGAGGACATCCTGACCGACTGGGAAGCCAAGCGGGCGAAACGGGCGTGGGGATACGTCAATGGTGCGATCGTGCCCGAGTCGCTCTCGTGGGACCCGCAGAAACTCCAGCTAGCCGAGCAACGTCAACACGCGGTGCTGGAGATCGCCCGCGCGACCGGGCTCGATCCCGAGGATCTCGGCGTGTCGACGACGAGCCGCACGTATCAGAATTTGATCGAGCGCAAGCAGGAGCGTATTGACAGCACGCTCGGGCCGTACGTGAGCGCCATTCAGGACCGGTTATCCATGCGGGATATCTTGCCGCGTGATCATTACGTGAAGATCGATTTTGCCGGCTTCCTACGCGGCGATACGAAGACTCGTATGGAGACCTACGAGGTTGGGCTCCGCGTGGGTGCCTACGTCGACGACGAGATCCGCGAGCTTGAGGACAAGCCGAGCCTAACGCCGGCCCAGAAAGCGGCGCGGGCCGCGGCTGTTGCGCCGACCACGATCCCACCCAAGTCCACCGGGAAGGCGTCAGCTATGCCGATGCCCGAGAACATCCATTACGACCTACGCGCCGAGCTCGACGCTGAGCGTGCGCGGCGCGAGGCGTTGGAAGGCGAGCTCGCCGAGCTCCGCGAGACGGTCGCCAAGCTGACCGCGCTGGCCGATCAGATGACGTCCGACCCGCATCGGCCGGGCCGCAACACGCAGAACTTCGCCGCAGATGACGCCGGCACGGTGCGCGTGTCCTTTGTGAGCGATGAGTCGGTGGAAACGTTCCGCGTTAACGCGGAAAAGCGCACGATCTCCGGTCTGCTAGTCCCGTGGGGAAAGATCGCTAGGTCTGGGTTCAGTAAGTGGCGGTTCGCCGAAGGATCGTTGCACTGGTCGAATGAGGCCAGGGTCAAGCTGAACGAGTCTCACAATTGGGACAAAATGCTGGGCCGCGCGGTGCGGCTACAAACCACCTCGCAAGGGGTGGACGGCACGTTCAAGGTTGCCCGTGGGGATGAGGGAGACCGGGCACTCTCGCTGGCCGAGGACGGCGTCCTCGACGGTTTCTCTATTGAGGTCGAGTTTGCCGAGGAAGCGGGCGACGACTGGCAGCTCGACCCGACCGACGAGTCGGTACGCCTGGTCCGCTCGGGAACGCTACGGGGCGTTGCCCTCACGGGGATGCCCGCATTCGATGACGCGCGGGTTACCGGCGTTGTAGCTACAAGAGATCAAGGGAGCACAGGAATGACCGCGCCTACCAAGGCAGCGCCAGCCGCGGCGGGCGCGAAGCCCGACCCGAACGGCGATGCGTTCGCTTCGTTCATGTCCACATTGGCCGAGAAGATCGCTGCATCTCAGGCCGCGGCAACCGAGGGTCTGACCGACAAGATCGGCGAGCTCATGAGCGCGGGCATCAAGGCCGCGCTCGAAAACATCTCCGACCCGCAGACCGAGGGGCCGCAGCCTGTGCGCGCGGCGCGCTGGACGGTCACCCGTGAGGCGCCGGTCTACACGTTCAACGGCTCTGGTCCGTCCCTCGTGCGCGATGCCTGGCACGCCCAGATGTCCCGCGACGACGACGCGATCGACCGGATCCGCAAGTTCCGCAAGCAGTCCGAGGAAATGGCCAAGGTCGCTCACGATCAACTGCACTGGCAGCGGGCCGGGCTTCAGTCCTTCGCTACCTCGACCACGGTCAGCAACCCGCAGAT